GAACAATTTAAAAAGAAATATTATGAAAGAAATAAATTTAGTCATAGAAGATTTAGAAATGTTAAAAGATGGAACTTGGGTTCCAGATAAACATAGTTGTAATGCTTCTATTGAAATGCTTGAAATAGCTAAAACAAAATTTGATAGAATGTATAGTGATGAAGAAGTTATTGATTTACTACAAGAAATGAATGATTATCCAACAATATTTGAAGGTAGAATTGATATTAAAGAATGGTTTGAACAACTTAAAAAGAAATAATTATGACAGCAGTAGAGTGGTTATTTGAACAAGTATGGATAACTTCAGGAGAAGATTTACCTGAACTTCTTGAACAAGCCAAAGAAATGGAAAAGCTACAAATTGTTGATGCTTATCAACAAGGATTTAATAATGCTTATTTTAGCAATCCTTTAAATTCAGAACAATATTACAACGAAACATTTAAAAAATAAGTTATGAAGTATGTTTTAGCATTGATAGGTTATGAGTTTATCAGACCTAAGTTGATTTGGTTATGGGATTATCTAATTAGAAAAGCAGGAGGAAATTAAAAACTTAAAATATGAACAGATTTATATGCAGTGAGTGTGGTACTAGATACAGCTCACCAGAAACAACGCCTCCTCCAGGTATCAAGTGGGGAGATGGACATGTGTGTACACCTAAACCTGTAAGCAAATAGTCATGAGTAAGTTTAAAGACTTGAAAGTAGGTGACAAAGTATGGACCATACAAACAGGATGGTCAGTTGTTACAAGTATAAATGACACAATAAACTATCCAATATTAGTAGATGGATGGGCATCTTACACAACAGATGGTAAATGGGGATGCAGAGATAAATATGATTCTTTGTATTTAAGTAATCCATTTGAAGTAACAGATGATTTTATTGTTGATTTTGCTGAATGGTGTACTAGGTATTATGATAAGAATAGAAACTTTAAAGGAGAAATGTTACATGCAAAAAGTAAATATGATGAAACTTATCTAACTAAAGAACTATTAGAAATATACAAAAAAGAAAAAGGATTATGACACCAAAAGAAAAAGCAGCAGAGTTAATTGATAAATTTACTTACTGGAATACAAGTGAAGCAGAAAGAGAAGGAATTAAAAGTGCTTTACATTGTGTAGCTGAAATTATAGGAGTAAAATTATTATGGTTTCAAAAAGACACAAAAGAAATAGAATACTGGCAAGAAGTAAGAAATGAAATAGAAAAAAGATGAATGACAAAATAACGTGGTGGAAACTCTTAATAGTGTTTGTTTCTGCAATAGTTTTAGAAGCAAATAGTATTGCGAGTTTTAGATTTTTAATGGAAAAAAATTGGATTGGTATGGTAGGAATGGTCTTTATAAATCCTTTTTTGTGTCTACCTATGAACCATTTTACAATAGAAGTTAAAACATTTAAAGGAAGATTTTTAATAGCTTTAGCATTTGCATTAGGTTTTAGTTTAGGAGTATTAACAATTAGACCATTTTTTATATAAAATAAAGTTAAACAAGAAATAGAAAAATTATGAAAAATGTTGATGAATTAAAAGAATACACAATAGGTCAAATCATCAAGCATACCAAGTTTGGTACAGGTGAAGTTATTAATGTTATACCAGGTGAAGCTATAAAGGTTAAATTTGGTAAAGACAATAGGATTTTATTATTAAAGTATAACAAATCTACACTTGTAGATTAAAAAATGTAAAAATATGGCTAATCACTGTTGGAATGACGTAAAAATAGAAGGTTCTCCAGAAGTTTTAGATCAATTAGAAGTATTATTTGATAACTATAAAAATACTGATTATTTTGTAGATTTTGGTAATGCTTTTTTTCCTGATATGACAGATCCTCCTACAAAAGAAGACTATACTTATTATGGTACTAAATGGTGGGAGTTTACAATGACAAGAACAGATGCAAACACTCTTGATATAAGTGGTGATTCTGCTTGGTCACCTCCTTTAAAGTTAATAAGGATGATTTCTGAGACATATGATGTCTTTTCTGAAATTTCATTCTCTGAAGGAGGTTGTAACTTTGCAGGTGTTCATAGTTTTAACGAAGATGGTATTGTTGACCAATATGATTGCTCTTGTGCACAACTTGAGTATAACAATAATGGTATGGATGGTGTAATAGAATCATATTTATCTGATGGTGATGCATATGATTACTATGACTCTCCTGCAGACTTTATAGACAAGTTAGATTTAGAAGAAGTTTCAGCAGAGAGTTTTAAAATTCTTGAAGATGATTTTAGAGAACACAAAATTAGAATTTTTTCTGATGATGAAGTTTTAGAAAAACTTAAAGGCATTTTAAAAGATGTTAAAAACCTAGGAATGAATGGTTTAGCATCAAGAATAGAAGAACTTAATGCAAGCTTTACTGCTAAATTAGAAAAGACTGATTAAAAATTAATAACCCTTAACCAAAATTAACTATGAAAAAAGATTATAGTAAATTATTTGACCATTATTATGGTTTGCAGTATGACCACAATGTCGCTGCTATGATTAAAGTACATCAACTAATGGAAGATGCTGGAATAGTACCTGATGGTAGTACTGCTGATAAATTAGGTAGATATTCTGACAAAAGACCATTTAAAGTACATTTCTTTATCTCTAAGGTAGGTAAAAAACTAAAATGGTGTCCAACTAATTCTCAAGAGAAATTAGATAAAATGATACTTCAACCTGCAGAATGGTGGATTGATCAACTAGAAGACAAAAAACCTATTGTAGCACACTTTCCTGATAACTGGTTAGATGAGCAAGCACAACATGTTGCAACTATATTAGCATTAGCTTCTGAAAAATTCAGTACTAATATTTATGTAGATGTTTTTAATGAAGAACCTACACCTGCAGTAGATTCTGATTATGAAGAACTTCCTTTTTAACACTTAAAACCACATTATTATGAACATTGAAGAAAAAATTCAACAGTTTAAAAAAGACAATAGCACAAGTATGATTAGAACTCTTGCTGTAAATGGTGGACTAGCACCTGTTTGTACACTTTTAGTACAAGAAGATGAAAACTTTATAGTAGTTGTAGCACCTATTCCTGGAGAAGCTCTGGCAAATGAGAAAAACAAAAAAAGATTTTTAAGCGTTATGCCTTTATTCTTTGAAGGACTTGAAAATAAAAATCAAAAAGTAATTTGTTTTTCTTACTCTTCTGAAGCTTGGTTAAGACAAGCTCCTAAAGATAGTAATCTTGATAATTGGCAAGATCTTCCTAAAGTTGAAGTTTTAATAAGCTCATATGAAACTGCTGATGAATCATCTATTGAAATAAATAATATTATAAGAGATGGTAAAATTGCAGATGAAAATGGTCAACTTATTGACTGTATAAGACTTGAAAAAAACAAAGACGTTGAAGATGAAGAATCTTTAAAAAACATTGGTGGTAGATTCTCTACTATTTACAAAGACTATATTAACTCAAAAAACTAAAAAATGGCTACTACATTATTAAATAGTGAATACATATTTACAAAAGATTACACAGACAAATCTAACAGAAACTGTAAAGCTACAATCAAATTAATTGTAGATTATGCATCAGGTACGTTTTCAGTATTACCTTATAACATAGGTAAAAAAGAATTTGGATTTATAAGCAGTTCTAAACACAATATTGAAATGTGGAAAGCAGTAATACAACTTATTGATGAAGCAATGACTTATGGTGAATCATTACTAAATCCACCAGTAACAATTGATGATGTAATTTCTAACATAAATGTAATAGAATAATTATGGAATGGAAATCTTTTGAAATAACAGCACATAATGATTTTAGTCCAGATAAGACTGTAATCATGCATTCTGAAAGAGGTGATCTTTGGGTTAGAGTAGGTACTGTTGACATTTGCATTTCTCAGTCTGATGATTTTCTAGGTGTTATTATTGACACCTATGATAATAATGATGCAGATGAACCTATTGATAGTATGGCAATCTATTATCCTGAAGAAGATGACAAGTAATTCACCTACACAAGATGAAAAGAACTTCTACTACTGCATGCATGGTAGTGGTGGAAGTTTTATGACAAAACTGTATGCAACTATAATGGCTGCTGATACAATAAACAAGCACAAGCTATCATTAGGATTTCCTGAAGAAGTAAAAATTGCTGTTGATTATCAAGAGAAACCTGGCTATTGGGAAGAGTTATGTAACAAGATGAAAGTTTAAAAATTGCTTTATACGTATAATTTTAGTAATATTGTAAATTAAAAATAATAAACATGAATGTAAAAATTAAAAAATTGCACGATTTAGTAGAAATACCTACTTATGCAAAACCTGGAGATGCTGGACTTGATCTTACAGCAATTGATATCACTACAGATGAATTTGGAAATGTAGTATGTCATACAGGATTAGCTGTTGAAATTCCTGAAGGATATGTTGGATTAGTATTTCCAAGAAGTAGTATTTCTAAATATGATATGCACTTAAGAAATAGTGTAGGTGTCATTGACTCTGGATACAGAGGTGAAATTATGTTAAAATTTGGATTTTTACCTGATGGTCAACTTTATAAAATGGGCGACAAAATAGCTCAATTAATAATATTGCCTTATCCACAGATAACATTTGAAGAAGTAACAGAATTGTCTGAAACTGAAAGAGGTGAAGGTGGATTTGGTTCTACAACTAAAAATCATGAAAGCACAAGCAATTTGTAGCATAGCAGGTAGAGAGTTTGGTATAGGTTTCTTTATTAAAAAGGAATCTATACTGTCCTCTTTTGATTACTCAATATACTTAAAAGTCTTGTGGTTTAAAATAGGACTTAGAGTATTATGGGTATAAATGAAAACAGTGGTCAAATAGAAATAATTGGTGAATATGGTAGTGTATTTTTATACACCCATGATTTAGCACATACTTTAATTCATGCAATACATGATGTTCTTAGTAAAAAAGAAAAATGGAATGATCCTGATTACTTTACTAGAATGTTATTTTGCAGAATAGTACCTCCTGAATTATGGAATACTAATGATGGATTTGGTATTGGTACACAAATGTATGCTGATGTTAAGTTTTTTATAACAGTTGATTTAACATTAAAGAAGTTAACTATCACTAACTGGAATGATTTAGGCACAAACTGTAGAGCTATTCACTACAAATTTGAAGATTTTATTGACAACTTTGTAAATAATGCAAGTTTGTAAAAATCTATAGCGTTATAGTATAAAGTATTTTCTTGTATTAAAGAAACACTAAGAATGCAATAAGAAATATTTGCTAAATTAGTGCTTTATATTTTAAAATTAAACCTAATGATTTATCAGTTACCAAATGGTAAATGTATTGAAATGTCAATAGAGCAATACTTAAGAATGTCTGATGAAGACCTTAAGAATCTTGTTGCGTACAATCTAGGTGAAGAGTTTAATGATCCTTTTATGCACAGTGTATTGAGACATGGTCCTGCACGTGATGACTTCCAAGAAGATCTAGATGATGATTTTTCTGAAGAAGATGTAGAAGACTTATTAGATGTAGCACCAGAAGATAAACTACTTGATGATGATTACATTGATTATGACAATTTAGAGCAGTAAATGATTCAAGCAAAGAAGAAGATTTGTAGCAGTTGTGAGACTGAGCAAGTCATATGGAAAAACCACAATGGAAACAGATACTGTAGACAATGTTGGTTAAGGAATAACTCAACTCCTCTTCCAAAAAAACTATCAACACCTATAAAGCCTAAAGCTGATAAACAGCATCCACTTGACAAGTTGTATTCTGTAATGAGAATTAAGTTCTTAGAAGAACATCCTGGATGTCAAGCAAGGTTATCAGATTGTACACTTCAAAGTACAGATGTACATCATAAAAAAGGTAGAGGTCCACATTATCTTGACAAAACAACATGGTTATCAGTATGTAGATCATGTCATACATGGATAGAGCTTCATCCTATAGAAGCAAAGGAGTTAAATTTATCAACTAATAGATTAAATAATGAGTAACAAGAAATTTGTAGGTTTCATGATTATGGGAACCAAAACACAGCAAGATGCAGTAGAAGGAAAAGGTTTAATTTTATGGATGCAAGACAAGCCTTCATGGCTTAACAGATTTTATAACAAGCTGTTTTTAGGCATCAGATGGGTAGACAAAGAAGAGTATTCCCCAGTTGCAAAAGTTGAAGAGGTAGAGTCAACAACAAAAGTTGAAATGCCAAAACAAAGATCTTATAAACCAAAAGCTGATGGAGCAATCAAAACGCGAAGAAATACAACAAGTAGCTCTACAAGCAGCAAAGAATAAACATAGGTGTGGATTAGGAGTTTCTATGGGTGTAGGTAAAACACTCATAGGACTTTTACACATGGAGGAAGAATTTAAATTAGGTGCCAAGGACTTCTTAGTTGTGGCACCTAAACTTTCTATATTCGCTACATGGAAAGAAGAAGCATATAAGTTTGGATTAGAACATTTACTTGTGCATATTAAATTTAGCACATATAGATCTTTAGATAAACAAACTACAGCATATGATTGCGTGTACTTAGATGAATGTCACAATTTGTTAAATACACATGATACATACTTGATGTTTTACCCTGGTAAAATACTAGGTCTTTCTGGTACTCCTCCACGTCATGACAAATCTGAAAAAGGTAGAATGGTGAATACATATTGTCCTATAGCATACAGTTACATTACTGATGATGCTGTAGATGATAAGATTCTTAATGATTATAGAATTATTGTACATCTCTTACCTTTATCAACTGCAAGAACTCATAAGGTTAAGACTAAGACTGGATTCTTTATGTCTACTGAAAGAGATAACTATGCATACTGGACAAAACAACTTGAAGGTTTTGGATTCAAAAAAGAAAGAACACGCATCATGCGTATGAAAGCTCTTATGGAATATGAAACTAAAGAGAGATATGCTAAACATTTACTACAACATGTAGATGACAAGTGTATAGTGTTTTGTAATACTACTGAGCAAGCTGAAAGAATTTGTTCTAATAGTTATCACAGTAAAAATAAAGATAGTGAAGAAAATCTTGAAAAGTTTAAACGTGGTGACTTTAACTGTTTGTCTGCAGTAATTCAACTTAATGAAGGTGTAAACATACCAAATTTAAAATATGGTATAATACTGCATGCTTACAGTAATGAAAGAAAAGCTGCTCAAAGAATAGGAAGGTTATTAAGACTTAATCCTGATCAAACAGCCTATATACATATCCTAGCTTATAAAGATACTGTAGATACAGACTGGGTGATTAGCGCGTTAAGTGATTTGGATCAATCTAAAATTAAATATAGAGATGCAGAATATAACAGTTAGATTTGCTAAACATGGTGGTGAATTAAAACCACTGACTATTGCTGATAGTGCTAACTATTTTGAATTTAAAAAACAAGTAGCTGAAGGTGAGATAGTTGAGTTGTATGTTACAAAAATTGAAAATGAGAATGATGCAAGTCTTGGTCAAATAGCAAAAGTACATGCTATGATTAGAGATTTGGCAAGAGAAACAGGGTATACATTTGAAGAAATGAAATCAAATGTAAAAGAAAAAGCAGGACTAATAAATCCTGCTTCTAAAGAGTATAAAAGTTTCAGTAAATGTAGTAAACAAGAACTTTCTGATGCTATACAGATGTGTATAGAAATAGGAAACTTAGTAGGATACTACTTTTGATCTTCTACTTTTGCATCTGAAATCATTTGCTCAACTTCTTCTGTAGTTAACTCCTCAGTGTTACCTGTACTGTTAGCTTGTTTTTCAAATTCAGCACATAATACCAGCAATGTTTCTAAATGTATGATCCAAGGTTCATCAACTGTACTAGTTTTGATTTTCTCATACACAGCAGACATTTCTTCAGATGATTTACCATCTACTAAAAATGTAGCAACTGCTTTACATCTTAAATAAAAACCTGTACTAATGTTAATTGGTAATACAGCATCTCTTTTGAGGACTTTAATTGTTTTAGGTGTTTCCATAAATTAAATTATTTTTTTAAACAACAAATATAAACAAAAAAAATGTCTAATACTCAAAAACTTACCACAGAAGAATATGCAAAAAAACTATATGAAATGCTTAAACCTTCTGGTTGGCATGATGTTTTAAAAGGTTTTCTGTTATCAGAGGATTTTGTGACTATAATAGCAACGCTAGAACAATGTGTTGCAGATAAACAAAGGTTTACACCTCCTTTAAAACAGGTGTTTAATGCATTTATGCAGTGTCCTTACAATAAAACAAGAGTTATTTTATTAGGACAAGACCCTTACCCTCAGATAAATGTAGCTGATGGTATAGCATTCTCTTGTGGAAATACAAAAAAAGCAGAAGCTTCACTGCGTTACATCTTTGATGCTGTTAATGATACAGTATATGAAGGTAAAAAAGATGCAACAACATTTGATCCAGATTTGAGACGCTGGTCAAATCAAGGCGTACTAATGCTTAATACAGCTCTTACTACTGAAATAAACAAGATTGGTAAACACTTTGACATTTGGCAACCTTTTGTTGCTTACTTAGTTGATATGCTAAACACATCTTACAATGATTATGTATGGGTATTTATGGGTAGAAAAGCTTTAGAATTTGAAGATCTAGTAGACAATGTTTTAAACAACACATTGTTATTACAATGTACGCACCCAGCATCTGCACAATATGCAGGATTGTCAAAATGGGATTGTAATAACATTTTTAACACTATTAATCAACATCAAATACAACAAAAAAAACCAATAATCATTTGGTAATTTTGTTTGTTTAAATCTCAAAAGTTTAGTATTTTTGTAATCTAAATCAATGACATTTATGAGTGCACCTGGCACAGATTTATGGAAACATTACTCTGACGTAATGAATGAAGGACTTATCTATATTCATAATAGAGCAACAGGTCATTCTAAATCATTAAAGACTCAATGGAAACAGTTTAATAACATTGGACTTAATGGTGTAGAATGGAATTCTTTGTATGTAATAGGTGCAAGACCTGGTGTAGGTAAAACTTTGATAGCAAGCTCATTAACAAGAGAGCTACATAATCTAAATCCTGACCAAGATTTTGCAACATTACATTTTCAGTTTGAAATGTTAGGTAGAAACATGGCTCTACGTGAATTTTCATCTGCAAATAATATGAATATCAGGTATTTACAATCTGCAAAAGATGATGGAATGCCTCCATTATCTAAAACAGATTTTGACAAATTAAAAGCGTATGCACACGCAAACAAAAGCAGGCAAGAGTTTATTATTGACAAATCTCTTACTGTTAATGAAATGCAATCAGCACTGTATCAATTTTATAAAAAGATTGGGAAACCTTTTGTTGTAACTTTAGACCACACTCTACTAGTAAAACAAAGTGGTAGTGAGAAAAGCAAACAAGAAACTTTAAATAATCTAGCTATTATGTTAGCAGAGATGAAAAATAAGTTACCTGTTATGTTTATCATACTAACTCAGTTAAATAGAGAGATTGATGATGCTGAAAGACAAAGACCAGGACAAGCAGGAAACTATCCTACTGAGAAAGATGTTTTTGGAAGTGATGCATTATTACAATGCGCGGATGTTATGCTTGCTTATAACAGACCTGCAAAGTATAATATATCTGATTATGGACCACATCATTTTATGATCACTCCATCTGACAAGTATCTATTGGCAATGCATGTATTGAAAAACAGGTATGGTGAAGTTGGTATTCAATGGTATAGAGCAAATTATGCTCAAATGCTTGTTGAGGAAGCAGATGAACCTAACTGTAAGATAATTAGAAAAGTAATATAAATTAAAATTAGTTAAGTATGGCAGAACTATTAAAAAAGAAAAAGCACATTAATGTAATTACAGCAGAATTTAAACCTTATTGGGAACAATTATTTGCAGACAATGGAATTGATAATCCAGCATTTTTTGCAAAGCTTTGTTACCAGGGTAGTGAATTTGAAAGTACAGATGGCAGAAAGTCAGAGTGTGTTAGGTTTTTTCCAAATGAACTTTCTAAAAATCAAGATTTGTTTATTGAACTATTTGACTGGTATGATAAACCTTATGAAGAAGGTCATAGAAACCTTTACAGATTAAAAAATAAACCTGATTGGAAGACAGCAAAGAATTTTTGTTCTGAAGTTACACTAAAAAGTGATGGTACATCATTACCATTTGTAACTTATGCTGTAAGAGTATCAGATTTAGAATTAGTAAGCAGAAATAAAATTGAAACTGCTTATCCAGAATTGACAAAAATCTCAACTAAAGAAGAAACTCCTCAGCAAAAGTTAAATCTGGGAGAGTTTAAAACAGTTGATATGTCAGCATTTGATGACTCTATAAAGTTAGATGCTGAAGAATTACCTTTTACAGAAAAGGAAGATAATCACTATGCACAAATGACAATTAGAGACATCTATTGTATTGTGAATAAAGTGCCCTTATCAAACAAAAAATGGTTAAATGCTTTAATTGACGAAGGTAAAAAATGGCAGAAGTAAAAAATACAGCAGAGACAGCTGTAACACCAGGTATTGTATTACCAACTAGTCCAGTAGGAGCAGTTACAAAAAGTCCTAAGAATCTATTAATATTTAGTAAACCTAAAGTAGGTAAGACAACACTAATGTCTCAACTACCTGATAGTTTGCTTATAGATTTAGAAGAAGGTTCTGATTATGTATCAGCTGTAAAGATTAAAATTACAACAATTCAAGAATTATTTAATCTTGAACAAGCAATTTTAACTGCTGGTAAGCCATACAAGTATATTGCTATTGACACAGTATCAGCGTTAGAAGAATTATGTATTCCTTATGCAGAGTTCTTGTATTCTAAATCACCAATGGGTGCTAACTGGTTTACAACTGGCAAATCTAAACATGGAAGCATCCTTAATATGGCAAATGGTGCAGGTTATCCATGGTTAAGACAAGCCTTTGAGGATGTAATCAAAAGATTTAAAGTATTAGCACCACGTCTAATCTTACTAGGTCACGTAAAAGACACTATGTTAGAAAAGAATGGTAGTACATTTGAAGCTTTAGATTTAAACTTAACAGGTAAGTTAAAAATCTTTACTACTTCCAAAGCAGATGCTATTGGTTACTTAGTAAGAAAAGGAAACAAAAATATCTTGAGTTTTAAAACACAAGATGATATCTTATGTGGTGCAAGACCAGAACATCTAAGAAATAAAGAGATTGTTATCTCTGAAATTGCAGAAGATGGGACAGTAACTACACACTGGGATCAAGTATTTATAGATTAATAATAATAATTAACATTTAAAATTTAAAAAAGATGAGCTTTAGTTTAAACAATTTTTCAGCACCAGAGAACACATTCGTACAAAAAAGTTTACAACCAGGTACACATGAGTGTACAGTATTAGATTTAAAACTTGAAAGACCACCATATGACCCTAATCAGTATAACGTAGTGTTTTCATTGATGGGTCCAGACTTAGGAGAATCTTTTGATGGTTTCCAAATCAACAGATTGGATCCTTCTAAAGGTAAGTATGCAGGTCAAATTGGTAATGTGAAAGCTAACCAATATGGTTTTAAAGACTGGGAGTACAAAGGGAAAGCTATTGGTAGAGATGAATCTATTCAAAACTTTTTAGGAACTTTCTTAAAACAAGTTAACTTGTTAGATCAGTTTCAAAAACAGAATGTGAGTGCTGAAACCATTGAAGACTTGGTAGCAGAGATTAGAACTTTCCTTATTAAAGGTGAGTATAAATTCTTTTTTACAATCGCTGCTCAAAGATATTTCAAAGAAGGTTCTGAATATCCAAATTTTGCATTATATTTACCAAAGAGAGTAGAAGGTAAATTTGCATATGCAAGTAACGCAGATGATGCTAAATTAGCACCATTCAATGAAGAAGTACACGTACATGATAAGAAAACTGCTGCAACTACTCAAACTGCAGAAAGTACTTTAACTCAAGGGTTTGCTCCAGCAGCAGATGTATTTGGTTCTCCAATGTCAGCTCCAGTTTTTGAAGAGAATGTAAATGACTTACAACTTCCATAATTAGAATGTTTTATTTTTAAGATGAGGGTAGATGTAATGTCTACCCTTTTCATTTTAATATAAAATGTAATGTTATGTTTAGTTTAAATAATTTTGTATGTGATATTAAAGATGTACCAAGTGATTGGATATTTGAACATTACTTAGAATTACAAGATCTGTTAAAAGGTCAAAGTGTAAGGATTAATAGCGTATTTAATCCTCATGACAAGACTCCATCAATGTATTTGTATTACAACCAAGAAAAAAGCCAGTATAGATTTAAATGTTTCTCTACAGGTAGAGGTGGTAGTGCTGTTGATTTGATGATGCACCTGTGGAAAGCAGATTATGTAACTGCTGTAAATACTATTATTAAAGATTACAGTGTTTATAAAAATTCTGGACATATAAGTGTTAAAAAAGATTTTAATAATGTGCACTGGATTGTTTCAGATTATACAACACGCGACTGGAATACACATGATGCAAAATTTTGGTTACAGTTTAATATAGGCAGTGATGTGTTGAATGCATACAATGTTGTTCCTATTGCAAGTTACACAATGTGTAAAAAGATCAATGATACTTTTACAGATGATATGTTTACTGTTGCAAAGGAAAATATATATGGTTACTTTAACAACAACCATGAACTGTATAAGTTGTACCAACCTTTAAAACTTGACAAAAAATTCCTTAAACTTGGAGATTGTATCCAAGGTCTTGAGCAGTTGGAAAATAAAAGATTTTTAGTCATAACATCTTCTCTTAAAGATTGTATGGCTATTAAGAGTATTCCAAAGTTGAACATAGACGTAGTGGCACCAGATAGTGAAAACTCAAAACTATCAGATAAACAGATTAATAAGTTCAAAACACAGTATGAAGCTGTTGTTACTTACATGGATAGTGACAAAGCAGGAATAGATAGTATGCAATATTATCTAAACAAATTCAATATACCTTTTTGTTATATACCTCTTGAAAAAGATTTCAGTGACATGATAAAGTTTCATGGTGTTAAGAAGGCAGCATATGAGTTTATACCTGTTTTAGATAAAGCAATTGCAAAATATCATATTTTAAATAAAATTAATTAATATATTTGTGTTCAAATTAATATATTATGAGCAATTGGATATTACCATCAAGTAAGAATAAAGTAATTACAAAAGTTGAAGACCTACCAAATCATGAAAATCTTATAGGGTTTGTTTACAAAATCACTCACATAAAAACTGGTAAGTTTTATATTGGCAAAAAGAGTTTAGAGTTTCATAAAAGAACTGCTGTAACTAAAAAAGAGAAATTAGAGACTGGTACTAGACGTAAAACCAAAATAGTCTCTAGAGAATCAAACTGGTTGAATTACTATGGTAGTTGTAAAGAACTTACTGCAGAAATTAAATCAACAGATAAATCATTATATAAAAGAGAAATCTTAGAACTATGTTGTACTAAAAAATATCTAAACTATTGTGAGTTAGCATATCAGATTAAAGCTGATGTGTTGACTGCCAATAGCTACAATGGTAACATATTAGGAAGATACTTTTTAAGAGACATGCAAAATTGTAAAGATGCGAATATTTAAAATGCCAACACAAGCAGAGATGCTACAAAAAGAAGATGAGTTTTTCTCAAGAGGTTTTATGATGTCTTATTCAGGTTTGAATAAGTTATTATTTAGTCCAAAATTGTTTTACACTCATTACATTTTAGGACAAAGAGATGATGTATCTGACAAAAACATGATTGAAGGTAAACTAATTCACTGTTTATTTTTAAATCCTGAAGACTTTGAAAAAGAGTTTGTACTTATGGCTACTAATGTGCCAAGTGACAATCCAAAGAAAGTATTAGAAAGACTGTATGCACACTATTCAGAGCTTAAATCAATGGGTGATCCAAGATGTGAGCTTGAGCATTTTGAGCATGCAATACTAGATATACTAGCAGACATGAACTTGTATCAGTCATTAAAGACTGATCAACAACGTATTGACAAAATGATCACTGA